CAAGAAAGAGGCCGAGAAGATTGTTGTCAACAAGGTCACCAAAGGTGTGATCGGCGACCCCCACCCGCCTCAGCGTTCGCTGATGGAAAAGCTGATGAACGTGAAAAACAAGGGCGTCGTTGCATTTGCAGCGGTTGCCGCCTTGATCGCGGCAGTCGCCGAATTGATGTAAGGCTTGGCTACTTGCCAGTGACTAGTATGTAGATGGTCACCACAATCAGCGCGATTACCGTCCAGAACAGAAGCGGGTCAGGCATCACAGCACGTCCCGCAAACGCTCTAGATACCAGATAGCCTTGCCAATCTCCTGCGCGGCATCGTCCTTGTGGCCGGTGCGGCTCAGATACTTTAGCGCGTTGCCACGGCAGTAGCCGGCAAACTCTTGCTGAGTCAATTTGGCCCGCAGGTAGTCAATCGTCTCAATGCCGCCGACCTTATAATGGTCAGGGTTGATTATGTCGGGCTTAATAGGATCCTCAAGCGCTTCTTCTGGCATGCCCTGCCAATAAGCGTTTGGCGGTATGTTTTTTGGCGGCGTCATTGCTGAAGGACCTTCACCTTGCCAATGAACAATGGGTTGATGGCAATCTTGCCGACGCTGTAGAAGTTACCCGCACCCCTCATCGCCTCATTGTCCTTGTAGATCTCATCGACAATGATGAAGTCGGAGTGGGCCAAGGCCGCTGTCAACTCTTCCAAGCTTTTGGCTGGGTGTTCGCCAATGATCTGGTGGACCGAGTTCCCGCTTCGCGACGGCATGTTCATTGTAATCTGAAATCTCATAGCGATACCTTCAAAGTGGTGGGCGAGGCATAGCACCCCGCCCACCGCTCTGTCCATTAGCCGAAGTCGTCGTCCAACAACGTCGAAGCAGGCGCGGTCACCAGCGTTGAACCCGTCGAAGGAGCCGACACCGGAGCCGCCGGAGCAGGCGCAGGAGCGGCGCTGCCGTTCTTGGGCGTGAACACAAGATCCGCAGGACGATCAACCCAGCCAGTGATCTTGAACACCGGGGCGTAGTTAGTCGTCTTCACGGCGTTGCCCTTTTCGTCACGGCCCTGCGTGACAATCGGAACCGTGGTTGAAAGAGAGACGACTGGGAGCTTGCCCGGATTGGCCTTAACGCCGGCCATATACTCTGTGTGGCAGGTGTCAAAAGCACCCAGCACGGCCTTTGCCGTCGAAGCAATTTCGCGGACGTCGCCGCCGCAATCCTTGCCCAGCTTCAGCATCATGCGGATGCCCTGACGGAACTTGCCGCCGGGGTTTTCGGGCATGGGCTGGCCAATCGGCGCGACCTTGAATTCCGGCGCTGATCCGGCAGGGAAGTGGATGAAGCCTACTTCGATGTTCTCAAAGTCCATGACGGCCTTGAAGGACGAAGTGATGTCCACGGGGCTGTTCACCCCATCGCTGCGGTCGATGCGGAAGAACCGCCCAGCCCGTGCGTCAAACTTGACGATGGGAATGATGTCGCCAGCAGACGATTCGTAGTTGAAGCCAAAAGCCATTTTCGTTTTCCTCTTATGGTGCTGTTTAGCCAGTCACCTTGCTTTCCCGCATTGTGCGGAAACTGGTTAAATGCCCCAGATCTCAAACGCCTGTTGGCGCGAAACCGGGTCATTAAAATAAAAGCTCTCAGTGTCAGGGGCGACGAAGGAGGCAAGCTCCTTAGGGTCGTCGCTCAGGGACAGAAAGCGCTGGATCGTCATACCAATCTTGCCAAGCGCCTCAACATGCTCACGAGCGTTCTCAAGGGCGTATGTGGCGTGTTTCTTGGGCGTGATGTAGGTAACGCGCGCCGACAGGTTGTCGCCCCTTGCAGCGCGGTAGAGGGCCACCTGACGGGCATGCGGGTGGCTGATCTTGCTTGGCAGCGCATGGCTCGTCTTCAAGTCAGTTAGCATGCCATGCTGCTCCCACTCAAAGTCATAGAAGCCGATCATGGGAACCAGCAGACCGTCAAAGTTCAACGTAATAGCGCCCTGAGCAGACGAAGGCGTTCCGTAGCTGCGCAGTTCGCGCAGGCCCATCTCCACCATGTCAGGGATCGCCTTGCGTTCCTTATCGACCTTCTCCCCACTGATAAACGACGCCAGCGCGTTGAACTTGTCGAGCGCAATCTTTGTGCATTCAGCCAACGGCGCTGACAAATCAAACAGGCCGTGCGCAACGCCATCCTCAACCGCCGTGCCGCGATAGGCGGCGGGGCCGACAGGAGACGACATCTTAAGGCACTTCTTCATGACAAAGGTAGCCGGTGACGACGTGAACAGGTTGCACGTTGATGGAGACAGATGCTCTATCCCGTGCTTTTGGAATGGGTTTGTCATATTTTCCCTTAATAACAATACGATACTATCTGGCACCGTCACCGTCGATGCGAAGTGACAGGACAATACGCCCTGAGATTTTTCCGTCAAGCCAAAAAAATGCTGTTGACACGCAGGGCGAGGTGCCCGTACCCAATTGCGGCTAGCCGCCACAACGGCTGCGTGTTTTCGACATGAGGAAAATACCCAACATTTCCTCATGTGGTAAGTCAGCAACGATTGGAGCCAGAATGAAGCAGACAAAAGAGGATTTCGCATCAGCGCGTGGTGCGTTGGGCATGACAGCCCCGCAGATGGCTAGAGCCTTGCGTATGGGTAAGGGCTCAGACCGGACGATCCGGCGCTACGAAAGCGGGGAGTGCCCCGTGCCGGGTCCGACGTCGGTTGCAGTTGAGGCGTTGCTTACGGGGTTTAGGCCAAAGGGGTTTGACGAAGACAATTAATCTTATCGAAAGGAGCAAAACATGTTGGAAATTCAAAAGAGGAAGCTTGACGAAGCAGTCAGGGTGCTGAATTTGCTTGGCGCAAAATACAAAGTGATCACATCGTGCGGCCTTGAATATGGCGACCTTGAGGTAAAGGAGCGGCGCGATGCGAAATATGTGCGCAAATTGCCTCAGTATCATCGTTTGGAAACGCGCGACGTTTTCCTGCCGTGTATGAAAAACATGAAGGCTGGCGATGTAAAGGTTATTGACTGCGGTCAATACGATCCCCGCGTGGTTTCCCGCGACATTGGGTCGTATTTTGCCAACCGTATGGGGCCTAAAGCTGTGTCCTGCCTGACAGATCAAAAGGGAAAGTCGGTTCAGGTTTTGGCTTTGCAAGATCTGTAATGACCGTGATCTCAGACGACCAGATTGAAACGGTTGAAGATCTGGTTGACGCGATAGCAAAGGCAATCAACCCCGCCGCCTTCACGACGAAGGCAAGCGAAAAGGATAGGCATTTCTGTCGCTTAGCGGCTCAGAGGGCTTTGTTGGTTGTTGCGCCAGTGATCGTGCGTGAGGCTGCGGCTCTTGCCGGCGACAATAAGGAAATCGCTTCAAACATCATGCGTTTGAACGAAATTTTTTGAGGAGGCTTTGATGGCAAGCGCCATACATATTGAATTTCAGGACCTTGTGAGCGCGACGGAAGCCGCTCAACTATTTGTGTCGGACATTGTGCCAAATGCTGCTGCTGCCGTTGGCGTTTCCGCCATGATGCTGACCAATTTCCTCGCATCCGGAATATTATGCGGGCTCTTTGAAGAGGAATTCGTTGATAAGATGATGGTCACAATTCGTGAAAACATCAAAGACAGCGTGAAAACGGTCAAGCTTGAGCTTGCGGCAGAAGCCGCAAAACAAACAATTCAATAAGGAGGCATTGATGAAGGACAATTACGTTTACCCGCGCCAGACGGATCTGGGCCACACGCCGGGGATGGAGCTTCGCGACTGGTTTGCCGGCATGGTTTTGCAGGCATCCTGTCAGGAGAATGGGCGGTTTGACGCCGCCCGCTTGGCATATGAATATGCCGACGCGATGATGGAAGCGCGCAACGAGGAGCAAACGAAATGACTGAGCAAGTAGCAAACGAACGCCTGCGTCTGTTGATCGAACGCATTGAGTCCCTTGAAGTGGAAAAGAGGGGCTTCGCTGACGACATCAAAGACGTTTACACCGAAGCCAAGTCTGCCGGCTTTGACACTAAGGCCATGAAGCAGATTGTCCGCCTTCGTAAGAAGGAGAAGGCAGAGCGTGAGGCCGAAGAGGCCATGGTTGATCTGTATAAGACGGCTCTGGGCCTGTGATCATTCTTGGCATCGATCCCGGCCTGAGTGGGGCGCTGGCGCTCTACGACACGTCGGAACAGACCGTTGAGGTGTTCGACATGCCGGTGCTGGAGCTTGTCCGCAACGGCAAGACGAAGAGGGAGGTCAGCGCTCAGGCGCTGGCCAACCTTCTTGCAAGCACGACGATTAAGGCGGCCTTCGTTGAGCGGGTCAACGCCATGCCCGGTCAGGGCGTGACGTCTGTTTTCAGCTTCGGTCGGTCAACGGGGATTGTGGAGGGCATCCTAGCTGCATATGATATCCCCACGACCCTTGTGACGCCTCAGGCGTGGCAGAAGGCCGTTGGCCAGCGCGCAGGCAAGGACGGAAGCCGGGAGAGGGCGATGCAGCTTT